TTTCCACAAATGCGTTTCTCCCAAATACCTAACACAGTAGAAGAATATTCTGAAGAACATATTATTTGGGATAAACCGTACAAACATTACGAAACCGTTAAAATGAAAATGAGTGCATAAAATAAGTGGTTACTATCAATGAAAATTATTGCACATAGAGGTCATAGCCATTTATTCAAAGGGAATTCTTATGAGGCGATTCACGCGTCTATTGAAAATACGACGTCATTTAGTATGACCGAGGTTGATGTACATTATAATAAAGATGACATTTTAGTACTGTATCACGACCAATATTGTAAAGAATTAAATATGATGATTCGAGACATGAGTACCATTCAAATTATGTATTGTGAAATACTTACTTTAGATGATTTATTTGAAATGCTATGGAAAGAAGGAGTTCAAATTATAATTGACATAAAAGGTGATGATAAAACCGCGGAATTATTAGTACAGTATTTGAAAAATAAAACACATTTACATCGTTTTTTGTATATATGCAGTACAAAATATAATCATTTGGCTAAGTTAATAGAATCTAATATGTTAATCAAATTAGGATATGTAATTGCAAATACAATACCTTTATCAATGTACAGCCCTCTTTTGAAATCAATCGATTTTATTAGTATAGATTTTGAAATAGCAGATATAGCTACGTTGCAGCATATACGTCAACTAGGAATAGAAGTATTTATTTATACAATCCATAACAATTGTGAGTATAGATATATTGAGACAAAATTCATAAACTATATTGATGGAATTATAACAAATGTTGTTTTGTAAAAAATCAATATAAATTATTATTTACAATAAATAACCATACAGTTTTCAAAAATGAGTAGTAGTTCAGCAATGGCAAGAAAGCGAAGAGCAAACGCTCCACCACAACCACCACAACAGCAACAACAACAAGCGTCTGGGTCACCTACATCTTCACAGATGAATGCTTCATCATCTGCAAAAGGAAGTTTTACTATAAATCAAGCAATTACATTAATCGATAGTCGTTTAAAAACTTTAGAAGATTTTAAAGGTATTCAAGAGACTATAATTATGAACAATAAAGGTGGTAATCCACAAAGTAGCAGAGATACAGCTGAACAACTTACAAAAATGTGTAATCACATTACTCAAGAATACGAAGAGCGTTTTACTCTTTTAGCAACTGAAATTCACGAGCTCAAAGACATGATGCTGAAGCTACAGAGCTTTACGATGGAAGTGAATAAAACACTAATGGCTGAACGTATCGAAATGATGAAATCAGTTAACGAAATCGTAAGTGACGATAATGACGAAGTAGAGGTCATTCACGAAAAAAGCACATTTGAAAATATGTTGGAAACGCTCAAAGAAGATGATTCTGGAGACCAAAGTGTAACTTTTGCATAAATATAAAAAATACATTTAAAACAAATTTATTTTTTATAGTATTACAGAATAATAATATGTCTAGTCCATCTCCAAATACAACCTTATCAGAACAAGAAGTATTTGAACAAATAAATAATATCAAAGAAAGTTATTATTCTGATAACAAAAAAAATACATTCTTTAAAAACAACCAAAAAGTAGATATTGCTAAGCAAGTATGTGATAATATGGGACTTGGAGATATGATTATGTATTCTATTTACATTATTCCTGGCACAAACAAAATATATTTTAATTATCCGTTATTCAAGAACTTCGCTACACCACAAAATTACGCTGACAGTCAAGATTATTTACAATTACTAGCTGGACAAATTTTGCAAAACTTTCACGCTTTTGAAATGCATATTAATTTAGCAGGGTTCTCTGTATCTGCGTGTCAACGATTTTTTGGTCAAATTAGAAGCTTATTCGAGACAACAACTGAACTCACCGCCCGCATGGATATAATGTATATATACAATACTCCACACGTTATTGACCAAATTCGTACTTTACTCAATCCAATTGTGAAACATATTCTACCAAGAGTAACTTATTACAATAAACAAGAGAGTGACCAACTTATTAAAAATTTACATAATGAGACAAAAACAACATAAGTATTAACGGGTTATGTACTGTAAAAATAAGAAAATGCGTATACAAATTAGTGATACTGCAAAATGCGACACCTTTGTAAATCTCTTTCAGCATATGAAACAATTTACTGATTATGTAAATATTATTTTCAGTGAAGATGAAATGTTTATACAAAGCATGGATAACGGGCGGGTTCTTGTTTTTGAAATCCATTTACCGAAACAATGGTTCGACGTATATGAAATTGGATACGGTTCTATTACTTTAGGAATCAGTACACCATTATTTTTTAAAGTTTTAAATGTACGAGACAAAACGCAACACCTTACTCTAGAAACGAACGACTCGAGCTCTCTAACAATTAAATTGTCAGATTCTACTGTAAAAACTATTTTTGATAAACAATTCGAATTGCCTATGCTCGATATCGATTATGAATTGATGGATATTCCAGAGAAAGACCATCAAGCTGAATTTACGCTGGAAAGTGCAATATTCGCAACTTTAATAAATCAATTAAAAATATTTGGCGAATCTGTTGTAATTACTTGTACAGAAGAAACAATTCATTTATCTTCAGATAGTCAGGAATTGGGAAAAATGATGACGAATATTCCAATAGATGATTTACAGGAATTCGCGATTGAAGAAGGCGAGACACTTAATTTAAACTTTTCTCTAAAATATATTCATGATATATGTCTTTACCAAAAAATAAATAAGTTTATTACAATTGGCGTAAGTAGAGACTTCCCTATGAAAGTTACATATAATTTAGCATCTGATATGGAAAATGCTACTTTTTGCTTTTATGTTGCACCAAGAATGGAAGATTAAATCATAATAGTTTTACAGTCTTTGACAATTGTCACTTGCCCAATTTTGACGTCATCTATATCGACATACTGTACTGGAGTATATACGAATTCTACATTCTTTAGAAATGTCAACTTTTTTGTATATCGTTTACATAATGATGCACCGTGTTTTATTATTGTATGTTTTTGTTTCTTTGAAATACTTTTAGGAACGCTAGCGACTACATGACAAGAACTATCGTTTTTCGCGTGAAACCATATATCATCATTTTCTCCCATCACTATTACTTCTACATTGTCTCGTGCATTCTGGCCGATGTAGAATACTATTTTATCGTGTATATTTCCGAATTGAACTGCTGTAGTGTGCATTATAATAATCAATATATAAAATCATTATTATAATTAGTTGCAACGTTTTATTTTCTTTCAATTTTCTGATGTACGAACAATTTTAGTTTACAATATATATTCACATTGTAAACGAAATAATCCATAGAATGTGGAATTCTCTTATACTATTTATCGCAATCCTTTTCTTGTATGTTCATTTACAACATCAGTACAAATATCATAAAGATATCCAGATTTACGAAAGCGAATTTAAAAGTAAAAAAATATATCACGAAACTTGTTCTTTGAGACAACCTACCATTTCTACTATTGACGATATAACACCCTTAAATGCACAATTTTTGTCGAAGTATAAAAGTTTGGAGTACAATATAAAAGACACAAGGGATTACTTGAAAGAAGATGTTACCAGTATAGAAACTGTATCGCTTAACTATAGTCAAACATCTGTGTTATTCGAGACAGATAAACAAGGATATTTTTATACAGATAACAATTTTGAAAATGATGTTTTGAAAGAAGTAGCGAAATCCTGGGACAAAATATTGAAACCTGTAAATACACTACATTCTAAGTATGATGTACTGTTTGGTTCAAAAAATACGGTAACACCATATTTTTATCATACCTCTACATCAAAATATCTATTCATTACTGGAAAAGAAGTTAGAGTACAATTATACTCTTTTGATTACGATACAACTATGAGACCTGTAAAAGATTACGAAAATTATGAATTTTGGTCTACTGTACAACCAACTGATAAATCCGTTGAATTCTTTGTTTATCCAGGACAAGTTCTTTTTATTCCACCATATTGTTTTTACAGTATACAGTTTAAGAGTCACGAGACAATCGTTTGTACAGCAGAATACGCAACTGGACTTAATTTATTGGCAAATGCAAAACATATAATGTTGTACGTTATGCAAAATCAAAATATTTATACAAATGTATTGACACCTTTGAGACAATCTGGTCAAGAATTAAGAGATGCAGTTAATACTTTAAATCCAGTAAACACTGATGACGAAGAAAATGGTGAGACACCTATTTTAGACAGTACTGTCTCAATCGAAACACCGATTCAGAAAGATATTTCAGGTAGTGTATCCACTTCTCTTGAAAACATATCCGAAAAAGTTGTTGGAAAGTTAAAAACGATTGATGAATAATCTTATTTTCTAGATGTACTGTAAATAAGATTATGAAGATAAAAGACAATAAAAATGTGAAATCAAAATCTAAATCGAAAAAAATAAAACGTGTGCGGTTTGACCTAAAAAAAAACAACTCAAATAGTGATACCAGAAAATTTAAACACGCCACCAACTCTATCACATTATATAAACGAAAAAAACACGCAAAAATTGTAAAAGAATTTTTAGAAATGTTGAATATGATTAAATTATATCATTGGAAAACACATTCATATTCAACACATCAAGCAACCGATGAACTTCACAAACATCTTTCGGAAAATATCGACCAATTTGTTGAAGTTTTAATGGGAAAGACCGACAAAAGAATTCTTTTACTGGAACATCACCTAAAATTATATGATGTATGTAGCCGTAAACACTTCAAAGATAAAATAATGGATTTCCGTCAATTCTTAGTAGACATTGAAAGAACATTTGACCCGAAAGACGATTCTGATTTATTTACAATAAGGGATGAAATGATGGTACACATCAACCAATTTTTATATTTACTAACCTTGAAAAAATAAAATAAATTTATACTGTAAGAACATGAAAACGCATTCGAAATATATTGTTGTTTCACTTATATGTCTCATATTTTTATGTACAGTATATGTCTCAAATATTCGTGAAGGATTTGTTCCTGAAAATGACATTCCTGAAGCACCTATTCATTACGTAACCAAAGATGGATTTGAACAAATGATCGATAAAGATAAAGATGGGTATTTAAAGTCATTGTCTCAAGCAGATTTAAGTATTCGTATCGCTAAAGATGTAGATGAGTACAAACGAATCGCTAAAAACTCTTTTTGTCCAGAATCCTCTTTAACCGATTCATTGAAGAAAAAAATTCATCATTGTTGTTCCGATATCGAAGAACAATTGGGAGAATATATAGACGATTATTTGTACGGTGTCTCAATCAAAAAGTTCTTGGAACTTCCTTGGAAATTCGCAATCATATGTGATAATAAATATGAAAATGGATATCCACATACTCGAGGTGATATTATTATTGTCTCAAAGAATATCATAAATTCTTACAGTAAAGATAAATTAGCAAAATTGTTTATTCACGAAAAAACTCACGTGTATCAGAAGAAATATCCTAAAGTCGTTGCAAAATATTTAAAAGAAAATGGATTCATAAAAACTGTGAAACGATCAACTTTCTTGGATCCAGCAAATCCTGATTTAGACGAATATAGGTACAGTCATCCCCAACTAGAATCATTCTATTCAAAATACAAAACATCCGAACCATCTTCTTTTCACGATATTCAGTATGTTCGAGACAATTCAAGTTCCGAACATCCTTTAGAATATTTAGCATACAAAATGGAAAAAATTTATGATAATAAGCTACCTATCGAAGATCTTGAATCACAGTTACTCGATGATAACACATAAACATAATTATTATCTATCACATAATAATTATGGTCGCAGCTAT